TCTGGGATTTATAAACCCATCAATCCCAAAAAGTATCGTGGCAACCCAACTAGAGTAATTTACAGGTCACTTTGGGAACGAAAGTTCATGGTGTTCTGTGATAATAATCCCTCAATTTTAGAGTGGGGATCAGAAGAGGTTATCATACCATACAGAGCACCTGATGGTAAAGTGAGACGTTATTTTCCTGATTTCTATATAAAAGTCCTTGAGAAGACTGGAAAAATAACTAAGTATATAATAGAGGTTAAACCTAAAAAACAAACACAACCACCGCATGATAAAAATAAAAAAACTGCTGCCTATCGTAATGCTGCATTAACTTACGCTAAGAACCAAACTAAATGGTCTGCTGCTAAGGAGTATTGTGAAGACAGGCAGATGAACTTCTTAATACTAACCGAGGATCATTTAGGAGTATGAAAAAATGGCAACAGGATTCGCTGCTATCCAGCGTAACACAATTACCTCCACGTCTGGATATAAAACACTGTTTGAAAAAATAACAGAAAAAACAAAGGGGGAAAAGAAAACACTTTCATGGTATCGCTCTGCTGTAAAGTCAGAAGCGAGTAGTTACAACAAAAATTTTAGTAAGTATATACTAAATGAAAAGAATGATAGGGTAGGTGACGTAGCAGATCAAGATGCAAATGAACTACGAAGATTCCCTGTGCAAGGTCATCTTTATATGTTTGAATACAAAGCAAAGATGAACTATCTAAAGTATTATGACAAGTTTCCTTTAGTATATGTTATAAAAGCAACTAAAAAAGGTGAATTTTGGGGTGCAAACCTACACTACATGACGCCAAAGAAGAGAATTATGGCGACAAAAAAATTAATGGAAGGTAAAATTGACATTCCTAAGGTTTGCTTCCATAAATACCTTCAGTCTCAGGTAGATGGTCTAATGATTGACCTTGCTATTACTGAATGGGATACCGCAGTTCTTTTACCAACAGAAGAATTTGTCAAGAATGCAGGAAAACTTTCATTCCCTGTAGATAAGGAAGAAGTTTGGAATGATACCAAAGATACTTTCTACGACAAAATCAGAGGACAAAGAGTTGTAAAAGGATATGGAACAACACAATCTAGAGAGATGGCAATTTAATGGCAAGTTTTAAACCAAAAAATCCCAATACCATGTTAGGTGGACAGAAGGGGCAATATATTAATCAGGTAATTAAAACTACAACTGGTAATTTACCTGGTCAACAAGATAAAAAGATAGGATATTGGAAATGGAATGGTGCAGAGTGGGTAAGTATTAGTGAAATAAAATATAATGAGTTGTATAGTCAAAGAGATGTATTTGAACAAGACCATATTCAAGCAACTCAAAATGGTGAGTTAGTTAGTGATGATATCAGAAATAAATTTAAAAAATATTCACCACAGTTAGCAGAAGCAAGTAAATCTCTACGTTATCCTAACGATGTTAGCATTGCTAATACATCTGACTTTGTTATATTTAATTTTTATGATTACAAACCACCATTTCAAGAAAGAAATTCGATTGGTGCATCATTACCATACATGACAAAAAATGGTAATAAAGTAAGATATCAAGACACAACTGTTACAAATTTTTCACTAGATCAATATAATCAAAGTGGAAACTTACAAGAATATTTTAATTCTCCATCATATAAACAAATATTATTATACATGCCTGATGATGTCCAAGATGCATATTCAGCACAGTGGGAAGGAAAAGCATTTGGTGCTGCAGCTGCAGGAATTCTATCATCTGGTGGTGCTAGAGGGATGAGTAATAAATTTATGCAATCACTTAAAACATTAGGAGAAAATTTATCAAGATCTCCTGCTAATACTGCTGCCTCTTTAATAACAGGACTTACAAATACTATTACTGGTGATAAAATAACTCAACAAGATGTCTTTGGTGGTATGTCTGGAGTAATTAAGAATCCTAATGTTGAATTATTATTTCAGAATATGAAACTAAGAACATTTGATTTAACATTTAAGTTAGCACCTTACAATGTCAAGGAAGCAAACACTATTAGAGAAATTATACAAACATTTAAGAAAGCAATGCTTCCTCAGTATAATATTCAAGAAGGAGTAAATGTTCTAGGTTACAAACCATATCAAGATGATACTGATGCTGGAAACATGTCACTGCAAGCAGCATTTATTCAAGTTCCTAAACTATGTCATGTAGGATTTATGAAAGGTTCTGAACAACATCCATACCTACCCCGATATAAAATGTGTGCTATAACTGATATGAATGTCAACTACACACCAGATGGAAACTATTCAGCATTTGTAGATGGTCACCCAGTTGCTACTGAATTAAAATTATCTTTCATGGAAACAAAACTTATATTCTCAGAAGATATTGGTTCAGGACCAGGATCTGCATCCTATGAAGCTGATAAAGAATATGCTTACGGAGGTATGTAATGTATTTTTCTATGTTGCCAGAGATAGCATACGATACAAAACCTGTAAGTTATCCTTTCTCAGAGTCTGATCGTGTAATTGCAAAGAATTTTTTTCGTAGATATAAAGTCAACGAAGATGTATTTTCATCTGCTATACTGTTTCAGAAATACACCATCAGAGATGGTGAGAGACCAGACATGGTAGCAGAAAAAGCATATGGAGACAGATATTATGATTGGATAGTGTTACTGACAAATAACTTAGTTAATGTACAGTATGATTGGCCATTAAGTAACTATGAACTTGGAAAAGTTTTAGAAAAAGAATTTACAAATCCATATGGTGAAATACATCACTATGAAACAACAAAAATTGCACAGTATCCTGCTGGTTTACATGTAGATGAAACATTTTATAATAAACAACATAAATTAAATATCAATGGCACAATAACATTAAAGTATGGATATGATTTCTGTTCTCCTGTTACTGTTGCTGCATACTATGATCAACTAAACGAAAAGAAAAGAGAAATATATTTAATTAAAGGAACATACATTCAATCATTTGTAAATGATTTTAGAAAACAAAATACATATAAAAAATCTAGCGATTATATTAACAAGAGATTAAAACAATCTAGTTGACTTTTTTGACAAAAAAATACCCAGAAAATTTTTCTGGGTATTATAGAATTCAATTTTTGAATTTGGATTTACTCTTCAGCAAGACGTGCAAAGTATGAGAGAGCATCGTCATCTTCAACGATTGCTTCTTCCTTTACAGGTGTTGGTGCTGCAGCAACTGGTGTTGGTGGTGCAACAACTTCATACTCTTCATCATCTACTGTAGGTGCTACTGGTCTTTGACCTATTGCAAGAACAAGATTGAGACGACGCTCAAGATCTTCATAAGACTTGAACTGATCTTTAGAAGTGAATGCTTCTAATGAGTGTTGTGACTTCCATGTTGTTTCCAATTCAGAATCATCTGAACTAAGAGCACTAACACTATCAAACTCACTACTGTCATAGTTCCAGTATCCTGCTACCTTTTTAATCTTCAACTTGAAGTTAGCACCTTCCCAGAAATCAAATACATTTACTGGTTCTTCATCTTGAAACTCAGGTTGCATTGCTGCAAGTATCTTGTCATGGATTTTCTTACCATACTTATACAAGAATACTTTGCCCTCGTTCTCAGGGTGCTTAGGATCTTTCACGACTAAGATGTTGCTGTAGTAAGAGAGTTTTCTCTTTTGCTTACGAGCAGTCTCTTTGTCTGTATCTTCACCACTGTTCCATAGTCTGCGGTTGACTTCACCTACTGGATCTTTCTCACCTACTGTAGTGAGAGAGTTCTCGATGTACCAACCACCAGGTCCTTGGAATGCGTGTGAATATACCTTTGCCCATGGGATTGTCTCACCATCAGGGGCGGGTAGGAATCTGATTACTGCGTAACCATTTCCAGAAGCGTCAACCTCAGGTTTCCAGAACCTTTCATCAACTTGTTTACCAGTGGAGGACTTCTCTAGTTCTTTCTGTAAGAAAGAGAAGTTGTTCTGGGATTTACGCTTTAGATCTGCGAATGACATAGATTACCTCGGATTATTTTAGATTTGGTTTATGTGATGCCCTATCACTTGAACATTATAACAGGCACAGGTAAGGGCGTCAACCCTGTGCCTCTGTTTGTCTTTTCATTGACTGAACTTTGTCTAACAGTTCTGAAAACATACTTTCAATACTTGTGTCAGGTGTTGCTCCTAACATTATAATCCCTTGTCTCATGGTGTCAACCACAGACTTTGCTTCGGGATCCTCGCTTAGTTTTGCACGAGCATAGAATATCTTTTGTTTTTCTATGAGGGTTTCAAGTGCTTCAAAGTATTCCATCTTCCGATCCCTGTCTAATAATATAAAATTCATAGCGGATCTGAAACAGAACTGTTGAAGTTCCATCATCTCTTGAATGTCTCCACGGACGATATCTGACTTAAAGAAACTCATACTAGCATTAGTTTGGCACGACTGGTTTTTTTCATGAAGTTTAATTGCTGTGCCTCGTGACGGAGTTTTTCCTTCAGAGGTTTGCTTATTAATTTATTTACACTATCTAATTCAATCTCATTCAATTCACAGTAGTGGATAACCGAATCAATATAGTTCATCTCAGGATTGTCGAAGGCAATCTTCTCCACTTCTTGCGAGAATCTCGCAGCGGTCATAAATTTATCCTCTAATAATTGTTTTTTGTCCATATCGTTCTTGGTATTCGTCGATGTAACCCATCAACTTAATGAAAAATTCTTTCTTAGGTGGTAGTACCTTGACTTGAGTCTCTCCATTTTCACAAGAAACGATTGTAACGATCTGTTTTACTGTCAAACTGTACAGTTCTTGTAGCATACAAGCATACGCTACTTCTTGCACAAAATAATCATGCAAGTATTGTTCTCGTTTTGGTTCTGCTGCTGTTTTAAAATCAATTATAGACAACACACCATCAAACTCAGCAATGCAATCAACTCTTCCTGCCAACTCAAGATGCCTACTATAAAGTGCTGCTTCTTGGAGGTATATATTATTTATCCTATCTAAATCTTGGATACTATGCTGAAACATTAAGACTGGAAGTGGATACTTTCCATACTTTTTTAAGTCTAACTCATTGTTTAGATAGTCTTCTACGATTGAGTGATATTTTGTACCTCTACTGGTAGATCTTGCACAAATATTATCTGCCTTATCTTTACCAACTCGTTCTCGCCATCGAGCAATTGATTGTTTCTTCTTTGCGTTACTATTAATCACAGTAGTGACAGATGGAAACCTATCTCCTTCTGGTGTAGCATAAAGACGTTTGCCTTCTACCATTGTAGCACATAATTCGATAGGGTCAAGTCCTACGTGATTAAATGTCTTCATAATCCTAGATTAATTTTACTTACTAAGTAAGACTTAACGAGACCAGACCTAACAATATCATCTATACCAAACTCTACCAATGAAAACTCATCCATGCTTTGAATGATACGTTGGAAGTCTAGGATGCCTGTTCTCTCATTGTTCTTAAGTAAATCTGTTTGTGCAGCATCACCACAGAATATAATCTTACTGTCCTGTCCTACACGAGTAATGATACTATCTAACTCATGGAAGTTTAAGTTCTGACACTCATCAATAATAACAATAGCATTATCTAATGTAGTTCCACGAATAAAACTTGTAGACCAGAAAGAAATAGTTTCTTGTGCCTTGAGATTTTCATACAACATTTCATATGCATTGTCATCAGGCATCT